ATGAAACTGAAGGACTTTCAATTATTGGAAACTGATGTACCAAAAGGTGTACAAGCAATATTAAATTTTGCCAAATACGAACTCAGTATTATACAAAATGAATCTTCATATGGTAACAAACAGGGCTTGTACGAAATTGCTGTTTTTGAAGGAGGCAGCCAAATTGAACTTCCTGGTATTACGGCACCCGGTGATACGATAAAAGGATACTTGACAGAATCAGATGTTGATGCTATACTAACTAAAATGTACACAATAACAGGCACAGAAGGCAAACAACTATGAAAACACAACCACAAGACATTATTGCACAGTTAGAAGCTGACAACAGCAAACTAGCTAAACAAGCAATCCTAAAAGCAGCACACGAAGAAGGCTTGCCAGAGTTCTTCGAAGGCATTACAATGGCACTTGATCCACTTGTAACATTTGGTGTTAAGAAAGTGCCAGAGCATTCAGGTGTAATTACAGGACAAGGTCTTATTTGGAGAGATTTCAAAGTACTTGCCGATCAACTTATTAACCGTGAACTAACAGGACATGCGGCTCGTGATGCAATTGAACTTACAATGGGCGTTGCTACTACTGAACAGTGGAATGGCTTTTATCGCCGTATCTTAATCAAAGACCTGCGTTGTGGTGTAAGTGAAAAGACTGTAAACAAAGTAGCACCAGGTACAGTACCTGTGTTTACTTGTAGCCTAGCACATGATTCAGCTAACCACGAAAAGAAAATGGTTGGTAAGAAACAGATAGAAATCAAACTAGATGGTGTTCGTGTTATTACTATTATCCAAGGCGATAAAGTAGAAATGTTTAGTCGTAATGGTAAACAGTTTCATAACTTTGGACACATCATTGCAGAGATTGAAGCTGTAATTAAAGATCATCCTGTACCTTATCCGCTCGTATTAGACGGAGAAGTAATGAGTGCTAACTTCCAAGACTTAATGAAGCAAGTACATCGCAAAGACGGTAATCAATCAACTGATGCTGTACTACACTTGTTTGATACTATTCCATTAGGGTGTTTCCAAAACGGATCTTGGGACAAGCCACAGAGCTTTAGGAGTCTTATTACTAACCATTGGGTACGTGATCATAAAGACGCCTTAGCGCACGTACAAGCGTTGGACTGGGAAGATGTTGACTTGGACACACCAGAAGGACAAGAACGCTTTGTAGCGTTAAATAAGCAGGCTGTAGACGGTGGTTACGAAGGTGTTATGATTAAGGACGTTGATGCTCCTTATGAGTGTAAGCGTACACACGCTTGGCTTAAAGCAAAGCCATTTATCGAAGTAACTTTGGAGGTTGCAGATGTTGAAGAAGGAACAGGAAGAAACGAAGGACGACTTGGTGCAGTTGTATGTGAAGGCGTTGATGACGGAAAGAAAATTAGTGTTAATGTCGGTAGCGGCTTTAGTGATACTAATCGTGACGAGTTTTGGAATAGTCGCACTGATATCATCGGTCAGCTTGTAGAAGTAAGAGCAGACGCTGTTACACAAAACCAAGACGGCACATATAGCCTACGCTTTCCACGTTTTAAAACCTTCCGCGGATTTAAAGTAGGAGAAAAGATATGAGTAGTATGAGCTCTATACCAAATAAAAAAGATGACGAAGTAGAACGAATGAAGGCAGAGTTTCTTGCTAAAGGCGGCACAGTTACAAAAGGCAAAACAAAGCCTATGCCGCATGAACTCGGACTTAGCAATAGTAGTTGGGGTAATAAACTAACTAAAGCTGAGAAGGATGCAAAGGAAGATAAGAAATGAATCGAGAGAATTTTTGGAAAGAAGTTAACGAAGCTAGAGCAAGAAATGAAAGTAGGCTGTGGAAAGGAGTGTTCCCTGAAGCAAGTATACTAGACATGAATGTACTGTGTGATATAAATCAATATCTAACTTCAACTTCTGGAACAAATGCGTTTGAAGGTAGTGGACCTATGGTTTCTCCCGTACACGGAGATCCAAGAGTAAAACCGTTTTATACTGAGTTCATAAACAATCTTACTAGAGTAGGTACTGAAATTAATTGGAACAGTTTGTTCTTTTTCAGTCTTTGTGATACACACAATTCTTTTCCGTTACATGGAGACACGGAAACGGTATTCCTAATACAAGGATACGGCGATGTAGGAATGATAACTGTAAACGAAGATGGCAGTGATAAACAACTACATCACATGAGTACAGGTGATGCACTATTGCTCCCACCATTATATAATCATAAGCCTATACCAATGGGACCTAGAGTAACTCTAAGTCTTGGAGCTCTTCCTAAAGCACACGAAAATCCAGGTATGTAATATGCAGATTATACCATTATTTGGAACACATGTAGGAGTTGCTAAACTTGAAAGTTTAGACGTAGACAAGGCATTGACTCATGTAAAGACACTTGAGACTTTTACTAAGCCTGGCCACGCACATAATACAGTAACAATGAGATTGTTACACGATCCTTTTTTTAACGATGTTAAACAAGAGTGTGAAGAACTATCGAAGCAATATGTAAATATACAAGGATACGAAGTTGACAAAGTTAAAGTAACAGCATCCTGGGGCAATGAACTACAAAAAGACGATCCAGTAAATGTACACAACCATCCTAACAGTTTTGTTAGTGGAGTATTTTACTTAACTAATGGTTCACCTTTAAACTTCCATAACCCGCTTTCAGCAGAAGACCTATTTACGTTTAGACTAAAACTTATACATGACGATGAGAATCAGCATACTTGGCAAGTACTTAAACTACCAATAGAACCAGGGTACTTGATATTGTTTCCTTCTAAAGTTATGCATCATGTTGACCCTAATGAAAATAATTATCGTTATTCTGTTGCCTACAATACAGTGCCATTAGTAGAGTATGAATTTGGCTTGGGCAACGAAATGAATATTAACACAATAACATAAGGAACAATACAATGCAGATGATACCAATATTTGGAGCATATGTAGGTGCCGCAAAACTTGAAAGTTTAGATGTAAACGCTGCACTAGAATATGTAAAAACATTAGATGAAAAAGATGCATACGGCGGCGATAACGGTGCTGTTACTATAACTCAGCGATTGCTCGATGCACCAATGTTTAGCGAAGTTAAGAAAGAATGTGAACACTTAGCTAAAGCATATGTTGAAGTACAAGGGCACACAGTAGATCAAGTACAAATAGCAAGCTCTTGGGGTAACACACTAAGAAAGGATGAACCAATACATCCTCATACGCACCCTAATAGTTATATAAGCGGAGTACTTTACCTAACTGGAGGTTCTTCATTAAATTTTCATCATCCACTCGTAACAGAAGACTTGTTTACATTTAGACCAGTAGTAGTTTGGGACGCTGAAAATCCACATACGTGGCAAGTAATGAGTATGAATCCTGAACCAGGAGCATTGTTCTTATTTCCTTCAAAACTTAAACACCATGTTGATAATAACGAAAATGATTTCCGTTATTCAATTGCATTTAATACGTTGCCAACAGGACCAATTGGCGATAATACTAAAGAAATGAATATAGCTACAGTAAAATAATACTTGACTTCTGTATTCAGAGGCTATATACTATTATTAAATTGTTTAGGAGAACTATGACATGGCTACGGCAAAATCAATAGCAAAGAAGCCCAAGAAGAAAGTTGTACGAGGTACACCACGCATTAAGCGAGGAGCAAAACTTACTGAACCTAGCTGGGAAGGCTGGGAAGAATGGACTGGCGAACAACTTCATAGATTCCGCAGAAGTACACACTCGTGGTACTACGAACACTTTAAACCTGCAGACTTGTATGGCAATGTTCCTGTGTGGATGGAAGCAAACGGTTATACTAAAGATGACATCAAGGCAGTAAAGAACGCTCCTAACAGTGCATTAAGTATAACAGCAGGTATAGTAGCACGTATGGATATTAAAGGTGCTCCTAGGCTAAACAAGAAAGAAGCAGATCATTGGCTAAGCATGAAGGGCACTAGTGGAGAACTAACTTGTAGTATTGAACGTTTCCTAAAAGGCAAAATTACAGACGCAATTGAAAAAGGCAAACTAGTAGTTGAAATAAAACAAGAAGTTGAAAAGGTAGAAGGCAAGAAGTATGTGCCTTCTATCCAAGAACGTATTCGAGAGCAAGCAGCAACAATGTCTGAAGGTATCGACGAATGGTTAGATGCCTGGACAGAAAATCCAAAGAAATTTGATCCTACTAGTTTTGATATTAAGGCACACATTAAAAAAGTACAGCCTACACAAGCACATGCTCGTAAGATGCGAGCAATGTGGGAAGGAGATCTAGTAGATTTTGATGAGCTAGAACGTATGCCAACAAAAGGACAGTTGGCTAAAATGAGCGAATTAGATGCTGACATGTGGGCACAACTTAAAGAAGGTTATGCACATATTAAGAAAGCAGACATTGCCAAGTACCGCAAAGCAATTGAAGCTGTAAATGCAGAACTAGACTTTATTATTGATCAAGCAAAAGCAACACGTAAACCACGTAAGCCTAAACAGCGTTCAGCAGCTAAGGTAGTAGAGAAGCTGAAGTTTAGTAAAGCAGATCCTAAGTATTCACTTGCATCAATTGATCCTACACTAATTGTAGGCGCAAACGAGCTTTGGGTATTTAATGTTAAGACACGCAAGCTAGGCAAGTACATTGCAAGTAATGTTGATCCAAAAGGTCTTGCTAGAGATGGTACAGGACTCGGTGTTAAAGGCACTACTATTATAGGCTTTGATGAAAAAGCAAGTATTCAAAAGACATTGCGTAAGCCAGCAGATCAACTTAAAGAGTTTAAAAACTCTGGTAAAGTAGCATTGCGTAAGTTCTTGGATGAAATCCCAACTACAGATACAAAACTCAATGGTCGATGCAATCCTGATACAGTGCTTCTTAAGATAGTCTGATAAATACTGTTACAAAATGACAGGGAAATTTAGATGACCAATATACGAAATGCTCTTAATGATCTCGGATCCGTAATAGAAGATCTACAAAATAAAACACATTCAGTAGTTATTAAAGAACTATCAGGTGATAAAGTTAGTGGCGGAACTATTACAAACTTCGCTAGTACAGGGATCAATGACGAAGCATCTAATACTGTAGTTGTAGTAAGAAATGACGGTATACATCTTGAAACACTACATGTAGATTATATAGCAGGACCATTATCTGTAACAGGCAATCTAACTGTAGCAGGCGATATAACAGCCGATAAACTACATGTAAAAGAACTAATAGCAGATGTTAAAAGCGAACGCTTAGAACCAGTATCTTTTGTATCTAAAAACAAAAAGAATACAGCATACGGAAAAGGACTAGTATGGCCAGGCGGTGAATACACTAAACAGTTCTTGTTAATGGAACGTCCGGACAGATTCTTTGCTACAGAAAGCATTGAGCTACGTGCTAATAAAATCTATATGATTAACGGTCAAAACGTACTATCACAAAATGCGTTAGGTAATACTGTAACACAAAGTAATCTTAGAAGTGTTGGTACACTAGAGAGCTTAGACGTTGAAACAAATTTAACTGTTGATAACTTCCTACACTACAATGCAAATACACAAGGACTTGGGCTTGGAACTGATAGTCCAAATGGTGCGCTTGGTATTTCTAGTTGGGATCACGAATTTATTGTAGCTGGCACTGATGATAGAAAATTTAAAATAGGTACGTATACAACAGGTGCCTTGCAAATCATTACAGATGATACACCACGCATAACTATTGATGCTACTGGTGCAATTACAGCACATAAAAAAGTAGTAATAGAAGAGTCATTAGGAGTAGGAGTTAAGAACTATGCTACTGATGCAGATATAACCACAGCAGGGCCAGTACGCTTTCAAAATAAGAAATTTGAAGTAGCAGGAAGTGCTCCTGAATCAGGCAATTATATATTAGGCGATGTAGTTTGGAACGATACACCTACACCAAACGGGTACGTAGGATGGATCAATACAAAGTCAGGGACACCCGGTACTTGGAAGCCATTTGGGCAGATTGCATCATAAACCTGTAACTTTACATAATATCTAACACTATAAATACAGTATGGATAAAGTTAGAAATCAAAAAATTGCAAAACAAGTTGAACGCTGGGATCTATTCGCACGTTTAACTCCTACTCTGTTCTTGCTGACATCGCTATTTCTAGTAGTGTTTGATATAGTACCTCTGGAATACGCATTTTACATTGGTCTAATAGGCTTTGCTATCACAGCAGTTAGTTGGTGGTGGTGGGCAATCTTTACTATAAGATACTTAATAACTATCCTATCTAGGGCTAGTTCCAACTTGACAGAAGTCAACGATGAAATTAAGATAGTCAAGAAAGAATTAGAGGACTTAAAAGATGAAGGATAAGACATACCGTTTGGTAAAAGCAGCAACTAATATAATCAGTGGACTAAGTATGGCAACACTTATTGTCCTAGGAGTATCGTTTGTAAGTTTTAATAATGCATTTGTGTTTAACAACGCAGGAATTGCAGTAACAAACAATCCGGTAACTGGCGATCAGATTAATTTTATTCTAGAAGGCAGTCGACGTCACGAATGTACACTAACAAGAGTACACTCAGATGCATATAATGATGAAACTGGCGAAAAATTTGAACTTGACTTTGCTAGAAAAATATATATAAGATCAGATGACTATCTTGGCTCAGAAACAGGCATAGTAGATCATCAATGGGCAATGCCTGTACCAGATGGTATGGGTCCAGGCGTGTATAGAGTTACTCTATACAGCGAGTTTGATTGTGTGTACTTACTTTTCAAAACATCTAAAGTCCAGATGTTTGATAACATCGCACTCATCATAGAGTAAATACATGTATGTATGTATTTGGTAATGGTGAAAGTCGCACCTCTGTAAACATTGATAAATTAGACAGTCCGAAAGTTGGATGTAACGCTCTTTGGCGAGACTATTCTGTTGACTATCTAGTGTGTGTAGATAAACGTATGATAGAAGAATGTATACGCGGTGATGTAAATATAAATGGCACACTAATATACACTCGAGAAGACTGGTACTCTAGATACAAAGGATTGCGGATTAGAAAGTTACCATCTTTACCATACACCGGAACAGAAAGATGGGACGAGCCCTTTCAATGGGGTAGTGGACCATATGCTGTCCTTATTGCAGCTATGTATGCAAAAGAAAAATATGTTAATTTAATAGGTTTTGATTTACACAGTAAGACTAATACTGTTAACAATGTTTATAAAAGCACACCTAATTATGATAACGAATCTAAACGTGCTGTTGATCCTAGATATTGGATACATCAAATTGGAATGGTGTTTAACTGTTTTCCTAAGATACAATTTACAATATATCAAGACAATTGGGAGTTACCCAAAGCCTGGAATTACCCTAATGTAATGGTTGACACTATAAGTAATATAAGTTATAATAAAGTATAATTTAACAAGGACTTGGCGTCAACCCTTCTAACTCTGCCGCCCATATAAGTTATTAATAGGAGAATATTATGGGAAAACATTATAGCACAAAACATTACGGACACAACATTGGGTTGAGTGCAGTGTTTAGACAACCAAATGCAGATCATTCACACTGTCACTTACTACATGGCTACAGTTTAGCATTTACATTTACATTTGGATGCACAGAACTAGACAATAAAAATTGGGCTGTAGACTTTGGTGGACTAAAACCGCTTAAAGCATGGCTAGAAGATCACTTCGATCATAAAGTAGCTGTAGACTCAGAAGATCCAGAAATGGAAACTATGCTGATGCTACAAAACTTAGGATTAGCAGAGATTAGAATATTTGAAGGTGTGGGTGCAGAGAAGTTTGCTGAACACGCATTTAACTTTGCAGATAACCTTATACGTGAAGCAACAGATAATCGTTGTTATTGTGTACGTGTAGAATGTGCAGAACATGGAGCAAACTCAGCGATATACGAGGCATAGTTTGGTCAAGAAATATGTTGACGGTGAAACAAAAGAAGAACGCAAAACACGCAAAGCCTTAGAACAAGCGCAGAAAAGTGTAGAAGATGTTCAAATTTTGCCGCAGAAAAGTGTAGATAATAATTATATTTTGTGTCTGAAACATGGCACAAAGTATAGTGCTGATTACGTTAATACATTGTATAGAATGGTAAAGCGCCACTGTACAGTAGAATTCACTTTTGTTTGTCTAACTGACGACACCACTGGAATCAATCCTAACATAAAAACTATACCATTACCTGACTACTTACAAGGCTGGTGGTGTAAGCCATATATGTTTTCAAATGATCTAGGATTAGTTGGCAATGTATTGTATATGGATCTAGATGTTGTAATTGCAAGAAACATTGATCACCTGTTTTTGTACGAAGTTGGTAGCTGGTGTACAATACGTGACTTCACTAGAAAGATGCGTCCTAGTTGGCAAAAGTATAATAGTTCTATTGTACGTTTTAGAGCAGGATACTTAGCACACTTTTGGGAAGACTTTGTAAAGGACCAAAAGAATATACAGCGTCGATGGCATGGTGATCAGGATTGGTTATATGATGTGTCAATACGTACTCAGACAAAAGCAAAATTATTCCCTGACAATTGGATACTCAGTTGGAAGTGGGAAATTAGAAAAGATAAAACATTTAAACAAGGCACGCCGAGAGGCAAACGACAATTAAGAACAATTGAACATGTTGTGCCACCAAATGAATGTTGTATATGTGTATTCCATGGAGATCCTAATCCGGAAAATTGTTTGGATCCGTGGGTAATTAATAACTGGAAGTAAAGGAACTATTATGTTATTAGAATTAAACTCAACTCTTGTTAGTGATATTGTCGAAGACGATCCTGTGCGTCCGCACATTAGCGCAGACTGGCGTACACGAAGTGGTAGACAAGTGTATGGCCTATATGCCGATGAGAGCTTTGAAGAGCTACGAGCGGTCATCTGTGTAGCTTATACAGACGAAGTGCCTACGTGCGAACGTGATCTAGGATGGGTAGGAACAGAGATTGCAAATTTCTATACTGTATGGAGTTACGATCGTGGCGCTGGAAGAGAAATTGTATTTGAAGTAGCAGACCACATCAAGAAGACAAATCCAGATGTAAAACGATTTGTTACACTTAGTCCTTTAACAGAGATGGCAAAGAATTTTCATCTAAAGAATGGTGCAAAGTTTTTGAACAAACATATGGATTGTCAAAACTTTGAATATACACTTGACTAACTTTAAAAAACGTGTTATACTTGCTATACAATGGTACAAACAACTCAGGCAACATCCACACTATGCATGGTACAACTGTATAGCGTGGGCAATTTACAACTCAGGCACACACGAACTCGACGGGAGTTATAGAAAATGGTAACACAACGCATAGGCTTTGCATGTAAGTACATGCACCCAGATCAAACACAGAAGAAAAAACTACTAGAAGAAATTCAACGGCCACTAAATACTCGTAGCACCACAGTACAGTGGCTTAATAGACAGACACGTGATGTTGCAGAAGAACGCTTGTGGGACATCATGGTGCATAACATTCAGTCATACTACAACTTGATTGAATACGTAGGGAGTTTACCACATGAATTACGAATGGTTCGACTTGGCAGTGATGTCCTTCCTGTATACACTCAGCCTGACTGGTGCTATTATTGGAAACTACCTGCTGTGGTTGCATATTGCGAAAAGCATTTCGCAAGGGTCGGCGAGCTTGCAAGGCAGTTGGATGTTAGGTTGTCTATGCATCCTGGTCAGTTTACTGTGCTTGCATCTGACAACCCTGATATTGTAGATAGGAGCATAGAAGAATTTGAATATCACACCGATGTCATCCGCTATATGGGTTACGGAAAACAATTCCAAGACTTCAAGTGCAATGTACACATCTCCGGTCGTCAAGGTCCAGCCGGTATCAAACACGCAGTTAACAACAGGCTTTCTCCAGAAGCGAGAAACACGATTACGATCGAGAACGACGAAAACAAATGGGGACTCGAACACAGTCTCGAACTTGTTGACACCTGCGCACTCGTTCTTGACATACACCATCACTGGTGCCGCGAAGGTGAATACATACAGCCCACCGACGATAGATTTGCTCGCGTAATAGATAGCTGGCGTGGTGTGCGTCCTGCAATACACTACAGTTACAGTAGAGACACAGCACTACCCGAAGGCTTTGCACATGACACAATGCCTAATTTTCCAGCACTACTAGAAGCAGGACACAAGAAAGGCAAACTACGAGCGCACAGTGATTACTATCCCAATCAACTTGTTAATGACTGGGCATTGAGTTTCTTGCCTTACACAGATATTATGTGCGAGAGCAAGTGTAAGAATCTTGCTAGTATTGACCTATATAAATACAAAGAGGAGTTAAAACACTATGAGCTATTTGAACAAAATGTACGGGCGTCAGTCCAAGAACACAGCGCCATCAGCGGATAAGAATCCAAACAGAGTTACTGGTGGTCTAAAAGCCCAAGGCGTTGATCGTTTTACTATGCTTGGTGAAGATGGTACACAACAAGAGGTGCCGTCACTTCAGTATGTAACTAGTTTGGAAGAACAATCAAGAAAACAGCGAGCAGCAATTACTACATTAGAGCGTAAGCTAACTCGCTTAGATACAACTGTTGAACAATTAAAGAACGTTATTTCAAGATCTTAATTAATGCAGCTTTGTTCATACTTGCGTTGGCTTTAACGCCAGTTTTCTTAGCATGAGCCAACAAGTCTTTCTTAGACATACTATCTAAATCAACTTTAGGCGCCTTTTTCTTAGGTGCTGCTTTCTTTGATTTTGGTTCTGCAAACACTTCTGCCATTACGTCAACCGGTGCTCCAGATCCTAAAATTTTTGATAACCATTTAAACATATTTTTCTCCTATATTGGAATACTTATTTAATGTCTTGCTGTACACATTAACCTAAATGTGACTACATCTTACTTATTGGCATATCACTACTAGCACTCATATTCCATACTTGTTTACGTTCTACGCCCTTCTTTTGTGCAAATTTCTTACTATCACAGGTCTTACATACGTGAAAGTAATTATTACTTAGTCGCTTTGGATCCATGCTTCCTCTTGGACGATCAAACTCTGTATTACAATTATCACAACGGAACTGGCAAATAGTCTGTTCACGCTTATAGGCGTGTTCCTTACCGGTTTTACTAATACGTGTGTGCCGGGTTTGCTTTTTAAATTCTCTTATAAACATAACTATATTTACATTAAGATTATAAAACAATACGATAAATACTGATAAGGAAAGGTAAATTCATGACAATTTGTACATTAACTGAGGCTGCTAAACAGCAAATAGACTTACTTTGCAAAGAAAATAGTAAGTTTGGAGTATCTTTAAACATTAAAGGTGGCGGCTGTGCAGGTTTTGAATACGAATGGGGTTTACTTTCAGAAGAAGAAGTTGATGATGAGAGTGAAGTTCTTAACGCTGGTACTGGTAACTTAGTTATTGCGCCACATAGTTTAATGTTTCTTGTAGGTACTGTAGTAGATTACAAGAAAGATATTATGGGTTCAATGTTTGATATACAGAATCCAAACGCACAATCAAGTTGCGGTTGTGGTGTTAGCGTGAACTTTGATATGGATAGCATTCCACAAATAATAGGATAATCGGAGCATTTATAAATGGCAAAACTAGATATTGATATTGGTGTAGAGGGTAATGACGGTACAGGCGATAGTATTCGCGAGTCATTCCGCAAAGTAAACGAAAACTTCCAAGAGCTGTACGCGGCCTTTGGCGTTGGAGGTAACATTAGCTTTACTACACTAGGTGACACACCAAATGCGTTAGAAGGTGACAAGGTACTATACACAGTACCAACAGCAGATGGTCCACAAGTAGGACTATTTAATCTTGTTAGTGATGTTGCTGCAGGTGACAGTGATACAGATAGTATTACTATCGAACGAGATGGTGCAAACCTAATTCTTAAAACATCATTTAGAAGTGTTGCAAATGATGATAGACCAGCACTAGGTGGCGGACTCAATGCTCAAGGATACGGAATTGCCGGCGTAGGAATTGATCAAGCAGCTGTTACTGATTGGAATAGTAAACATAACTTCTCACCAGAACGTGCAGACATTACTGTAGACGATCTTGTAATTACAAAAGGATACGCTGATTCTAGATATGTAGCTGGTGACAGACCATTACGTATTGGTGACGAGCCTGCAACAATAGAAGATACAGACTACATCGTAACAGTACAAAGCTATGCTGATGGTAATATTGTACTTCCTGGACATGGATATACAAAAACAGTTGACGGAACACCGTTTATATTTAAAGCAGAAGATACAGATCCTACAGGGATTGTAAGTGGCGACACTTATTATCTAAGATTTGTAAATGCTGACGAACTTAGTGTACACAGAACACAAGAAGGCGGATTACAGAATACTGACAAAGCATACATCACACATACTATTGATGTAGACGATATTCATAAATTTACTGACGCAGCATATAATACAGACTTAGCCGGCCTTTGGTTAGACAATCAAGCAATACCAAGAAAGAGTATTGTAAGACGCCAAGGCGACACAATGGAAGGGCCGCTAATACTTAGTGATAGCCCAGGAGAACTAGCAGGATTAACTACCAGTGAAGAAGACTTACAAGCCGCTACTAAATTTTATGTAGATAACACTTCTTATAGTTCACCGACTAACATTTATGTATCTACATCAGGTGACGATACTATGCGTGGTGTTCCATCAGGCAAAGAAGGTACATCGCCAAGTTATGCATACCGCTCAATTAATGCAGCGGCGCAACGTGCAGAAGAAATGATGAAAGCTTCTACTATTGAAGCAGGTCCATACATGCAAACTATCACTAGAGATGGTGGTACAGCAAACGCTGAAGTTGTTAGTGCAGAGATTGACGGTGCGTTGTTTAATGAAACACGTACACTTATTACAAACAACAGAGCATTCTTAATTAAAGAACTTACAGCATACTTAAAATTTAAATATCCTGAATTCGAATACGATGTTGATCTTTGCGAAAGAGACACAGGCTTAATGCTTGACGCTGTAGCATTTGACATGAACAGAAGTCAAAGTGCTGTATTAGCAACAGCAAATAGTTTAACACGTATTGCAGGTGAACGCTACTATGCTAGTGCAAGTGCTAGAATAGCAATTACACGACAGTTAACACAAACAGTAGATCACATTGAAACACTACGTGATTATTTGGCTGACTATGTATTATTAAATCGTCCTTACAAGCAAGTTTCAATTAGTGGTGTTAGTCAGGATTTAATCTGTAGAGTTACAACATCACTAGCACACGGATTTGAAAGCAAGAACATTGTTAAGATGACTGACATTGTAGGAATGACAGAAGTTAATGATACGTTCTACTATGTAAAACCAGTATCGTCTACACAGTTTGAAATCTTTACAGACGAAGCATTAGAAATACCAGTTAACAGTCTTGCGTTTTCAGCATACTCAAGTAGTGGTGTTGTAGGACAAGTTTTCCAAACAGACGACAAACAATTTTCAGATTCTGTTGCACTTCCAACAGGAACACTTGAGCGTCAAGAAGTTAGAAACAGATTTGACTTAATTGTTGAAATTGTATCAGACGGTATAGATGCTGGATCTCGTACAGTACAAGGGCGCACATATAACTTAAAAATTAACAATGGATCGCTAACAAACTTAGATCAGTTCTTAGACATTAGACCAGGTAAAGTTATCTTTGGTAAAATATCCGGTGCGCAAGGGCGTATTGTAGAAACTATAACAGAAACAGATGGTAGTGGCGGAAACTTTGATTTAATAAAATTACATCTATTAAAAGCAATTGACTTCATTGAAGGCGAAGGACTAGAGTTTGGTAACTTTGTGTATCAGAAGCAAATTGGTATTATGGTAGAAACAGGACAGTACGAAGAAGACTATCCAATTAAGATTGCTCCAAACGTTACTGTTAGAGGTGACGAGTTTAGACGTGTAATTGTGCGTCCGAAGCGCAGAGTATCACAATCTAAGTGGGCAAAAACATACATTTATCGTGATAAAGAATTTGACGGCATTGAAACAGCATCAGCTGGATCACGTTTTTATAACCAAACAGGTGATTGGCAAGGGTACTTTGGTTATCACTATCTAACTAATCCTGAAAAAGAAGAAAACGTTGGCATTAAGGTAACTAATGTTGGAGAATACTTAGCGTCAGCTGCTATACTTAAAGAAAACAAACTGTTTATTACTGAAGAAGTAATTAGCTACATTGATAATAATACAGCAGATATACTTTATGATAAAACACAATTTGGTGATGACTTATTTGCTTTAATAACAGGTATTACATACGATGTTGTATTTGGCACTAACTTTAATGCAAGATACTTTGGACAACGTTTCCAACGTTCAAGTAGCATATACTTAGATCCAGCATTACAAACATTATGGGTATTTGGTCTTACAGAAGCAAGGTCAATTATTACAGGATTACCAGCTGTTGCTAGTTCATCAGATGCTACTACAAGAGCAACTAATGCTATAAATGAAATTATTGATATTATTAATAACGGTACAGTAGATACTGATATTGCTGTTGATGCACTAACACTACCTACTCCTACAACACCTTTAACAGCAAGCGCACCAGCCGCTGTAGTAAGACTACAAAACAACAGAGACTTTTTAGCAGCTGAAGGTTTAGCATATCTACAATCAATTGCTCCTAGAAAGTATTTCAACGATGCTATTAGAATTAGAGACTTTAAAGAACTAGTTGACGGTGTTAGTTATGACGTATTGTATGGTGGTAACTTTGGTACTAGAGAATTTGCTAAAAACTTATTTGTTGACGGCGTACTTCGCTTAGAACTAACTACTAGACAAGAAACAATTGACACACTTACTAGATTAATTAGTGTAACAAGTGATATCCTTTTAGGTAATTCTGTAACTCCTACAACTGGCAATACAGAATCTGTTATTGGAACGGGTTCTAATGCAACAAGTGCAGAAGTTAATAATGTTACAACTTATATTACTATTGTAAAAACACAACTTGAAAACAACAACCTTCTTAGCTTAAACTCTAGCACGTTACCAAACCTTGTTAACGAAGCTGTAACACTAACAGATGCTAAAAATGAAATTGATGGTGCAACACCAACAATTAATACTAACGCTATTGCTGTAATGGATACAAACGCTGGCCTAAACTATAGAAGAGAAAAATGTCGCAGAGATGTTGGATTAGTTGTAGACGCACTAATTAGAGACTTGTTAAATGGCGGAGACGAATTTAGTACAGAAACACAAGGACAGTACTACGACAGCTACGTTGCACAAACAAGTTTAGGTGGCTTTAGCGGCCAAGAGAACGCAACTAAAAATGCAATTAAGTACATTGGTACAATTGCAGGAAGATTGATACAAGGTGCTTATGATCCATTACTAATTGAACAAACAGTAAGTGACGCAAGTTATGTTGAACCAGACTTTAGATACGGAGCAGGTGAAGTACAGACTAGTACAATTGTTACTAATTTAATTAACAAGATTGTGTTTGCATTTGATCGTAGATACAATCCACCAAAGCGTAATGATGAACTAGATGTGTTCTTAATGAACGATGCTACTAGAATCCAAAACATGACTGTTCAAGGACACGGCGGCTTTATGGCAGTGCTTGACCCTGAAGGTCAAATTCTTACTAAGTCTCCATATATCCAAGTTGGTTCAAGTTTCTCTAAGAGTATTAACAAGAAACACTTTGCTGGTGGTATGTTTGTTGATGCGTATGTTGGTAACTTACCTGCATATGTTCCGGCAACAATTGATCCAGAAGGCGACGGAAGTTCAATATCAGGTAAAGTAAACAACTTTGAAATATGGGTACGTTCAGAAGAAGGACAAGGACTGTTTAACAGAGAACCAGAACTACCATGTCCGTTCTATGTAGAAGGTAGACGTTTCCAAGTAAATGCTATATCAGATTACGATAGCGGCAACGGTTGGTGTAAACTTTATCTTGATAAAAACTCAAACGCAGGTGCGGGTTATGACGAAACACAGTTTGAAGAAAACCCAGGACAAATAGCAAGAACTGTATATTTACAAACAGCTGGTAACAGAAGTATACTAGGCAACGACTTTACACAAATTAACGACTTAGGTTATGCACTTGTAACAAACAACGGTGCGTTCTCTGAGATGGTTAGTATGTTTACATATTACTGTCAGGCTGCATATTATGCTAAGAACGGCTCAGAGATTAGATCAACAACAGGTTCAAATGGCTATGGTAACTTTGGCTTAGTTGCTGAGGGTGCTGATCCAAACGAAATTCCAGATCAGGTAACATATGAATATAATATGTCAAATCCTGCAAAGACTGTAACGTTTTTACAAGGCGGCGGCGACACTAACATTCTTGATGCTAGTAGTATATATGTATATGATTTAAAATCTGTACCATTTGCTGGGTCAGAGTTTGTTGTACATCATCCAGGAAGTGCAGGATCACTAAGCTATAAAGTTAGTGCTGTTTCGATTGATACTACAGTAACTAAAACCGACGGTGTATACGATAATACTATTTACAGATTACAAATACAAGGTACAGCAGACGGTGACGGTGGACAATACTTTAACAAACTTAAAGAAACTGTAGCAGACGGTACATTCATTGAATATAGATACGGTACTGTACACCAGTTTGATGGCCTTAGAGATCAACAGAATATTAAAACAAGACCAAGTACCGCTATTAACTTTGATGAAAGCGATGACGTAACATATCGTTCAATTGCATTTGCAAGTAATGATAACTTTGGTACACCAGTTGACAGTGATAGTATTATTGCTACATTTGATGAAACATATGACATCATTGAACTAATAACTGATCCAGATAACATTACCGGAAATGGTAACAGTGTAGGCGATACAACACTTGCTATTAGAACTACAGTAGGCGAAGCTACAAAACTTATTGATGCAGACATACTACGTCTAACAAGAGACATTGCAGGCAAACAGCCAGGTGATGCAGGATATGCAGGCGGATTGATATTTACATGGGCAGGACGTACACACCAAATATCAAACTTTGCCCTAGACACAACAGCAATAGATCCTGTAAACTTTAGTACAGACGGTAGAAGATATAAAATTACAGTCCTTGGTAACACTGACTGGAATGCTGTGGCAGGAACTAGCGGAGTTGTATATGCTGTAGACGATATTATACGTCCAACATCAGCGTCAAATGCAGGAACAACAGGTAGAGGAACAGACCAAGGCGCAGGTATACTTACAATTGAATCAGCAGCAATAACAGATATTACATCAGGTGGTACTGGTATCGCAACAGCATTGCCAGGAACAGCAATACCGTTAGTTGCTGCACTACCTGCATTAGCTACAGCTGAAATTACTGTAGCAATATCATTGTGTAGAGCTACGTCACATGACTTTACACAAATTGGTTCAGGTGGATTTAACGACAGTAACTATCCAAATGTACTATTAGGTCAACCAGTTAACTCACTGGCAGCATTTTACTCAGATGCTCCGGGTGCTGAGAAAGCACAAGTTTGGGAAAGACGCAAAGGGCGTGTGTTCTGGATGGCAACTGACCAATATGGATTCTTCCGTGTAGGTAAGTATTTCAATGTTGACCAAGCACAAGGTTCAATCAGTTTCTCCGGCGAACTTACAATTACTAATGCTAACGGCTTAGGATTTAAGAAAGGTGTCGAAATTGACGAGTTCTCAATTGATGACAATATGGCAGATGAATCAGAAGGTGCTGTACCTACAGAATTTGCTGTAGTTAATTACATCAATAAACGTTTAGGCAGAGATAAAAACGACAATGTAGTTGCAGGTGCGATTACTCCTGGTTACTTACCATTATCAGGTAGTGCAGAAATGTCTAACTCTTTACGCTTAGGTAATAACAAAATACAAAATGTTGCAACACCTACAGCAGGAAGTGATGCATCAACTAAAGCATATGTAGACGCAAGAGTACTTGAGTTTGATAGTTATGAAGCATTAAGAAACACTACAGATAACAGACCAGAAGGCGGCGATGTAGTTGTATACACAGGTATTAAGAAAGTATTAATTGAAGTACCTAGTGATTCAGCTGGTAGTCAAACATTTGTAGTTGGCGATCTAATAACAGATCCGAGTGGTACAAAGTCTGCAAGAATTGTAGACCTAGTACAAACAACTGATGCAATTGTAGGCGAAAACGAGCCAGGGCAGAATATATGGATTGTGTTCTACGAACTACAAGGCGTAAGCGGCGACTTCCTACTAACAGATAACTTAATCAAAGGTGTAACAACAAAAGCAACTGTTAGTGCAGCAATGCTTAGAGGACCATTTGAAGAAGTTGGTCACGCAAGAGAAGCATCAACTAGTGTAATTAACTACACTGTTACACGAACTGATAGTGTACTTGATGATGCACTAGTAGGACCAATTGCAGAAGTTGATTTCCAAATTCAAAATGACTCGATTGTTAATGCTGATATTAACTCATCTGCTAGTATACAACAAAGTAAACTATTACTAGAACGTGCTAAACCACGTTCAACAAGTTCAGGACTATTTGGAAGTAATAATGCAGTTGGCCAAGGAAACAGAGGACTAGCATCGTTTGATGACGATAACTTATCACATGAGATAGAAGTAACTGTAAACTTAGGTGTAACTATTGTTGCAGGAGATTATATATACCAAGGATCTAAAATTGGTACTGTTGTAAATAGTATTTCTAATGGAACTATATTTGTAATTAGAACATCAGACGCATTTACAGTTGATGGTTCAACTATCCTACAGAAAGCATCGTTTACTGGCGGAGTAGAAGGTTCAAAAATAGCACTAGGTGCTACAATAACTAACATCAACGAAAGTGGATATATTGGTCTAAAAGATAGAGCATTAGGTTATAACAAACTAGAAACAATTGCAAGCGAAAACTTATTAGGACGCTATAATGCTCTTACAGGTGATATTGAATCAGTACCATTTGAAAGAGTTATTGATCAAGGTTTTGGTATTCAAGATACTGACTTTGTTAACAGCGAAAACACGGTGATTACAGGACAAGTACTTACATTTGGTACAAACGTAAGTTTAGACAATGGTGAAACACTAGTACAAAACCAGGGTGCTGGTATTATTGTTGAAGGTACTGTACAAGGTGCTGTTGTTTCTGAGAAGAAAGTATATGTTATAAATGTTATTAGACAAGGTACATCAACAGCAGCTGCATTTAATGCATCAGCAGGTATAGTAGACAGTAATAGCAATGCTGTAGGAACACCTACAGAAATTACAGGCTCCACACAAAACATTAGTGGTAAAGCAATGGTACAACTTCAAGAAGGTGTATATGCTACAACACAAATTAGTAGTGGTTCAGCAAACGATAGTATTGCTAGAAGGTCACCAACAGGTGGGCTACAAGCTAACACATTTGCTGTTGGTGGATCTGCTGATAACATTGTATTGTCAGATTCAGGCAACACGCTAACACTTAGTACAGTACAAGGCGGCGTAATATTAACAGCAGCAGGCACAACTAATCCTACTGTAGAAATACCGGGTAACATTGATCAAGGTGCAACTAACGTAACACAAAGTAATTTCCAAGCTGGTAGTAGCTTTAACAATGATCCAATGCTGTCAACTAACTGGATATATGCTCCGTTTATTGAGGCGCCAGGAGAAGGTGATTCAGGTAGTACAGGTATTGGTATTGGTGCTGGGGGTGGCTTTACAAATTCAGCAGCTGATAGAATACTATTAGTTACTGGCGGTAATGAAAGACTTAGAGCACAAGACACTGGAGTAGTAGTTACTGGATCATTAGTAGCTGGTAGTTATTCAGGAGGCACTGTAAGTGGTACATCAGGAACATTTAGTGGTGCTGTAAGTGGTACAACTGGTACATTCAGTAGTACCGTAAGTGGTACATCAGGAACATTTAGTGCAGGCGTAAGTGGTACAACAGCATCATTTACAGGCAATGTTGATTTAGGTAATGCATCAGCTGATACTATATCAATGAATGGTAGTGTTGATACTAATATTATTCCAACTGGAACACGTAATATCGGTAGTGCAACAAGTACTTGGAGTACTGTATACGCTACAACATTCTCAGGTACAGCTACTACAGCAAGATATGCTGACTTAGCAGAAAACTACTTAGCTGATGGCAAGTACGAAGCAGGTACTGTTATTGCACTAGGCGGATCAGCAGAAGTAACAGCTACAGTTACTATGAAGGATCATAGAGTAGCAGGCATTGTTTCAACTAACCCAGCACACTTAATGAACTCGCACTTAGAAGGTGAGCATGTAGTTGCTGTTGCGCTAACAGGGCGTGTACCATGTAAAGTGATTGGTAAAGTTGCAAAAGGTGATATGCTAGTTTCTAGTAATGTGCCAGGATATGCTATGGTAGACAACGATCCAAAACTTGGTACACTGATTGGTAAAGCAATTGAAGGCAAAGTAGACGACGGCAAAGGTGTTGTTGAGGTATTAGTCGGTAAGTAACAAACACGATAAATATATAAAATAGGAAACGAAACATGGCAAACAGAATACCGTTAGTATTTGATACAGTAGCAAATAAGATTAAAGAGTTACCAACTGGTGATAATCTTAATATGTCTAGTAGTAGTATTAATGATGCTATTAATATTAGTGCATCAGGCACAGTGTCGGCTAATACAGTTAGCACAGTCAACTTAAATATTGCAGGAACGCCTATAGGTGAAGTAGCAAAAACAAACAGCTACACTGACTTATCAAATCTTCCTACACTATTTGATGGAGATTATAATAGCTTAACTAATAAGCCTTCAGCTATTGTAGCAGCATGGGCAGATATAACTGGCAAACCAGTTATCGCATCTAGTTTAAGCCAGTTAGTAAACGACACTAATTTTGTAACAAATGCACAAGTAACAATACAATCAACTCAAGTAGCTGGACTAGCAGCTGTTGCAACAGGTGGTTCTTATCTTGATCTAACAGACGCAGCACAACTTATATCAAGAGCAGAAATAGCTGGTGGAACATTAACAATTGATGTAAACAACACTGGTGACTTAGAAGGTAGTGTGTTTAGCACAGATGGCGGCACAAAACTTATAGACGGAGTTACAAAAAGTGCGTCACTTGTAAACTTAGATGCAACTGGTACTATTACTGGTAACTTAACTGGTAACGTAACTGGCGATCATACAGGTACACATATTGGTGATGTATATTCTCAAGACGGAATAAAACAAGTATTGTTCTCAGGCAACACGTTTGAAGATGATGCGTTATTTAAAGGCAATGTTTCAGGACAATTATTTTCACCGGACTTATCAACAATGCTAGTTGATCAAGATGGTAACTTCTTTGGCGATTTTAAAGGATCATTATTTGGAGATGATAGTTCTGTAATAGTTGACGCTATTACTAATAGTGTATATGCAGGAACAATAACAGCATCTACTAAGTTCGTTGGTAATGTAGAAAGCACAGCAACACTAACTCTTACAGCACAAAACGGTATTACACTTTCACCAGCTGGTCCAGTAAACGTACCAAACGCTAGTACAATTTCATTAAGTGCAACAAGTACTATTGCTATTGGAGCAACAGATGATTTAACACTATCATCAAACACAGGTAAAGTAAAAATTACAGGTGCAGTTGACTTTACAGGTGCTACTTCAATTGATTTCAATACAGCAACAATTAACAATTTAGAATTTGCAGATATTTCTACAACACCAACTACATTGGCAGGTTATGGGATTACAGATGCTTACACACAAACACAAGTTGATACCGCTATTACAAATGCAACTTCTAGTATTGTTATCCCAAGCGGTTCATCACAATCAATTGATGTTGTTGCTGATGATTCAACACTACTAGTTGATAGTGTAAACGGAACACTGAACGCCACAACACTTACAGGTGCTCTACCCGCAATAGATGGTAGTTCATTAACAGGTGTTACAACAGCATTTTCAAACATTACAAGTACACCAACAACACTTGCTGGCTATGGAATTACAGATGCGGTAGACCCTTCAGCAGAAACAACATTTACAGCAGACGTAAAATTTGACACAGGTGTTGAAGAAAAGTTTGCTACACTAACAGGCAGCACTGGAGTCACAGCAATGGATTGTGCTAATGGACACGTTCATTATCTAACAGGTATGGATGGCGATATCACAGCAAACTTTACAAACTTAGGTTTGACTGCCGAATACGCCACAAACCTAACAGTAATTATTAACCAAGGTGCTACACCTCGTGAAGTTACCGCTGTCCAGATAGGAGGAGCGGCACAAACCATAGAATGGCAAGGTGGCGTGGCTCCTACAGGAAATGCAAACGGAATTGATTCATTCTCATTTACGATACTAAATGATGGTGGTGCTTACGTTGTGCTTGGACAGATGGTAGACTTCACATAATGCCTTTATTATCAACAGCAACAGGTAGTTTTTTCGCAGGACGTAGAGCAACAGCATTTAGTAGCACGCCGCCGGCGGCTTGGGATCCTTCAACAGATATAACTTCTGCTATTTGGTTTGATGCTAGTGACACCGGCAGTTACACACTAAGTGGATCAAATGTAACAGCACTAACAGACAAAGCAGGAAACGCAACCGTAAGCATAACAGGCACACCAAACACTGGCAACACACTAGACAGCAAAAATGTTTTTACATTCTCAGGCAGTGAAGATTTCACAACCGACGAAGTTGCACAAGCCAACAATGGTAATCACTGGGCCATTGGAGTAATGCAATGGAATCAACGTAACGACTCACAGGATAGTTTTTGGAGCACAGAAAACAATAGTGGGTCTATACTAAACAAAAGAGATTATGCTATCAGTGCTGGTGCCAGCAACTTTGACGGTGAGTTAGATTTAGATGGACTGTCTTCAGGCAGGATTTCAACAACTATAGGAAATCTACAAGAATTTGATTCAGGTATAGCACAGAACACTTGGGTTATAATGGTTGTTATATTCAACAAAACAGGCAACCAAATCGCACTAAGAGTAAACGGAACAGATGCGTTTACACCTGTAAATGACTATGATAACTCACTAGACACTCTTATGGATCTACGCATAATGCGTAACAGAGCAAACGAACGAATGAGCGGCAGAATGGCAGAATTTTTCTCAGTAGCAGACGTTCCTGGCACAGGCAGCACAGACATCTCAACTGTAATACAAGCAGAAGGTTATCTTGCTCACAAATGGAATTTAGCAGGCAATTTACCATTGGATCACACATATAAATCGTCAGCACCGTAAGATAAATATTACAAATAGGAAAGAAAAATGGCAATTACATACATTAACACAGGAACAATCGCAAACGACGGAACTGGTGATGATCTTCGTGAAGCATTTATAAAAATAAATGATAACTTTGAAGAATTAGATTTAAGAATTATAGAAGAAACAGTTATACAAAACAATGGCAGTATAGGCGAAAGTTTATACACAGGTAAAGATGATAGTATACACGGTTTTAAAAGACTCAATGCAGGAAGCAATGTTACACTAACAACAACTGACAATACTATTACTGTTAGTGCAGCTGAAGCATTAGATTCTTTAATTGTCGTAAGTGATAGCGGAACAATAACTGTAGCACAAGGTCAGACTATGAGTGTTCATGGCGGCGAAGGTGTCGGTACTAGAGTTAACGGACAGCAATTAATTATTGACCTTGACACTACTGGAATTGTTGCAAGAGATTCAGCACCATCACTAAGTGGAACACTATCAGCAAACAATAATAACATTATTGGTGCAGGTACAATAACAGCTACAACAGTTAATGCTTATATTGAAGGTCTAGTATATGGGTACGATATTAGAACATTTGGTCCGTATCTAAGTGGATTTGATTTTGGTAGCTTTAGAAATACTTACAATAATGGTTTAGAGTTTATCTTAGCTACAGTAGATCTTGACTTTGGTGCAATAACACCTGAAACTGGAGACACTGTGGACCTAGGCTTTATTGTATAATAAGGAATAAAATATGGCGAATCTATGGAGTCAACCTTCAGGAACATTACTTGCTAACTTAGAAGAAAATGTTACTATAACTATACCACTACCGGTACTTAACAGATCAACTGTTAGTTTGATCAGTGGTTCGTTACCTCCTGGAACAAGACTATCTGGCAATTCAATAATTGGTACACCATACGAAGTATCAAGAAAAATAGAATATAGATTTGTACTAAGAGCTACACTTGATAAAACTATAAACGATCGTACATTTAAATTATCAGTAGTTGGTGAAGATGCGCCAGACTGGGTTACAGATCCAGGACTACTTCCAGTAGGTAACAATGATACATTTTATATATTAGATAGTTCACCTATTGAATTCCAACTGTTAGCAACTGACGAAGACATTGCTGCAGGACAAACATTAGAATACTTTATTGGAGATGGTGATGGCGAATTACCACCCGGTACAGAACTAACAGCTGATGGACGTATTATTGGTATTGTTGATCCTATACTAGCAATTGAAAAAGGTTTGTTATACAGTTACGGAACATACGACACAGCACCATACGATATTATCAATGGTGGCTACGACTTTGGTATTAAAAGTTCAAACGGATTTGATAGTTTCTATTATGATACAACAACGTGGGACTTTAGTTATAGTGAAAAACCTCCTAAGAAATTAAACAGATATTATCAATTTACAGTTAATGTAAGTGATGGGGACACAATATCAAGACGTACATTTAGAATTTTTGTTGTTGGCGACGATTTCTTTAGAGCTGATAACACTATACTACAAGTTGGTTCAGGAACATTTACAGCAGACAACACAAACCTTAGAACACCTATATGGATTACACCAGGGGACTTAGGCGTTAAACGTGCTAATAACTACGTTACTGTTCCTTTGGATATTATTGATACAAACACACAAATTGGATTTGTTAGTTATAGCATTGTTGATACTAATGATGACGGAAGTGCAAGTACGTTGCCTCCAGGTATGAAATTAGATCTATCAAGCGGGGAAATTGCCGGCAGAGTTCCTTATCAAGGTGCAGTATCAAAAGAATATAAATTTACTATTAGAGCTACACGTTATACACCTGACCAAGTTGATGAAAACGTAAGTTCAAGAAAAACTTTTACACTAAAATTATTAGGCGAGTTTAATTCAAATACAACGTGGGTTACTACAAGTGACCTAGGCACTATTAATTCAAATGTTATAAGTGTACTAAGAGTTAACGCAACAACAGATGTTCCTAATGCAAGGCTTTTATATAGTTTAAGTAGTGGCAGATTGCCGCCAGGATTACAATTAAGTTTTGACGGAGAAATTGTTGGCAAAGTAAATGCATTTGGACAAAACTTTTACCGTAGTATTTGGAGAGGCGGTAGAAACTATAAAGCAGGAGACGTTGTAAAAAACAACGGACAACTATACACAACTAACAGTGATCACCTAAGTGCTAGTTCAGGAGTATTTAACGATGATACTACACTGTGGATAGAATTTGCATATGTAAGATCAGGCTTAACAGTTTTTGATCGCGATGCCTTTACTACTGATGGTACAGAAACAACATTTGACAGATTGTACAAATTTACAGTAAACGCTGAAGATCAATACAAGTACACGATAGCAAACCGTGAATTTCAAATACGTGTAAGAGATCCGGAAACTACACGTTATAGTAATCTTTATCTAAAACCTTTCTTTAAAGAAAACGTTAGACAAGAGTACAACGCATTTATTTCAGATCCTGAAATCTTTATACCAGAAAACATATATCGTCCGCAAGATCCAAACTTTGGTATTCAAAATGAAGTTAAGGTTCCTGTGTACTATGGCATTGAAACAAACAAACTAGATACCTTTGTAAGTGCTATTGCAACTAATCATAAAAGAAAACAATATCGCATTGGCGAATTAAAGACAGCGGTTGCAAATGAACCTGGAACTAACAATGTTGTATACGAAGTAATATACTTAGAAGTTGTTGACCCAGCTAATCCTACAACAGGCAGAACTAATAAAAAGATTACAATAGGATCAAATAAAAAGATAACTGTAGATTCTGTATCATATACACCAGAAGATATATATTATGATTGGCCTGAAAAACCTTCATTTTGTTTGCAGACTAGATCTAAAAACATAACAGTTACATTAGGCGAAGATTTTGAAATAGTTACTAAAGAAGATGGAATTATTAAACTAGACTGGGCTAATGGTTTAGAAATAGACGGAAGAACTGAAGATAAACTACTTGCTATTCTTCAAGGACTAGGTCCTACAATGATACTACGTCCTGAATTTGAAAATACTATCAAAGCAGATACGAGTGTAGTTAATGCATCACAGTCTAATGACAGTGTGAAGTATATAAGTAACCTTTCTAATATGCGAGATAATATTAGAAACACAGGAGAGTCTGACAGAAACTTTATTCCATTATGGATGAGAAGTTCACAACCTGGAAGCGTCAACGAATTAGGTTATACTAGTTCGATAGTGTTATGCTATTGTAAGCCAGGTACAAGCAATACGATTAAAAGTGCTATTAATGCAAATGGATTTGACTTTTCAAAGTTTAATCTAGATATAGATAGATATATTATTGATAGTACCGATATTACAAGCGAGCCGCAATACTTGTTGTTCGCAAATTACAGATACAACGTTTAACCAAGATAAATAAAACGTAGGAGAAAACAACATGGCAGATAGTGCAATTACATATACAGGAATCGACGAAGAGTTTCCGGTACCAGGACAGGATAATGATAGTCAAGGCTTCCGTGATAACTTCTCGCAAATTAAAACAGGGCTTGAAACAGCTAAACTAGAACTAACAGACTTGCTTACTTCGGTAGCACGTACAGACACAGCTAATGACTTTAACGGTAATAATATTGAAGATGCAAACTTAATTGCTGTATCTGGAGCAATTTATCAACCTGCAGATCTTGTTAGTGATACACAAGTTGAATGGAATGATGGCGTAGCACAAAAGTTTAATATTACTAGTGGGCTTACACTAACATTTACTAATTTTCCAACTGGTGGTCAAAAGTATGCTTCAACAAGATTAATACTAAAAGGCAATGGCGGAACACACACTGTTAACTTTGAAACAGGTGGCAACGGAAACTTGTATATCAGTAACTTAGCAGCAGCTCTTGATAGCAACGGAGACTTTGTTGTATCTGATACTAGTCAGCCACATGTACTCGATGTATGGTCTGATAACGGACTTGACATTTATATTGACTATATTGGTCAATTTATGCTACAGGCGTAATATGTTTCATCCACTAGCAAATATGAGCGGCTTATCTGATTCAGACCTTGAAAACAAGATATCTGAATTAGGCCGCAAATATTTTCAATCATCAAACCCTGGCGTACAATCACAAATTGCTACGCTACTTGAACAATACAAAGAAGAATCATCTACAAGAAGAATTATTGCTGCACAACGAGCAAAAGAAAATGCAGAAAACGGCGATAATTCACTTGACAATTTAATAAATGTAAGTTAAAATAAGTGTATGCTTATGAAGACAGATGAACTCGGTATCCCACGATTTACAAACAAAGACTTAGTTGACATGATCTATAGTGGTCATGTTGACAAGTGTCACGTTGTACTATGTGACCCTAGTGATGACATAGATCAGTTTAACACAGCAATGCGTGAGCAACACTTACCTGAACTTAAACAATATATCCCAATAGATGTAGACGAAAAGACTTTTGACAGTGCGTTACAGAGTGAATGGTTTATGCCTGATGAATATAAAGAGATTAATCCAAATAAATGGTTAGAAGCAAAACTAATGGAAAAACTACAAATACAAGATCCTGTAGCTTTGCGTGATACACAAGAATGGATCCGTGTAACCGAAGAACTTACAGAATACTTTGGTCGTGGTATGTATCCATTATTACAGTATATGATATATTTGGTAGACTTCATGCGTGAAAATGACATTGTATGGGGTGTAGGTAGAGGATCAAGTGTAGCAAGTTATGTGTTATATTTAATAGGCGTACATAAAATTAATTCCATCCAGTTTGACCTGGATTGGCGAGAGTTCTTGAGATAAGTAAGTATATAATAATTATTAGGAGAAAATAATGGTACAAAGAATTAAAGGTGCAAAAGTTTATAAAACTATGCAAGGCAAAACCGTTGATATGGATATGCTACGCAAACGTAATGAAATGACACCTGCTGTAGGCAATGCTAGAGTAAACGCTCGTGGCGATGAACTAGGTGCAGGTGGACAAATTGTTCGTAAGAAAGAAGATGTCGTAAAAGAGTATTATGAAAATTCTAAAGGCGTTGTTGACGAAGCTGCTGTTAGACAATCTACAGGTGATCAAACTGAACTAGATGCTAATGGCAAAGACATTACCGATGACGATGACTGGATTGAAGACGAAGACGGCAATTTTGTAAAAAAAGGTGAATAATGGCTATTAATATTAATACTATTAAATCTAATGGTTTGCGGGCTATTGGAAATCGTGTACTAGTTACAGATATGTTCTTTGGTGAACAAACTACAAAGAGCGGCTTAATTATTAGTTCCGACGATGGTACAGAAAGAGGAATTTATCCTCGCTGGGCTAAAGTATTACACAAAGGCCCCGAAAACAATGATACATATGATATTGGTCATTGGATACTTGTAGAACATGGTAGATGGACACGCGGCATGAACATAGATGTCGAAGGTGAAGCACTAGAAGTTCGAATGGTAGAAACAGAAAGCATTCTTGCATACGCAAGTGAGAAGCCAGATGGGTTAACTATTGGCAATACATCAGAGCATGGAACAGTCAAGGACATGCCAACATTTAATGGAGTAATATAAATGACAAATGTATTTAAAGATATTGATAAATTTGCAGTAGCCTGCGATCAAGCACCGAGCGAGGATAACTATGAGTTATACCTTAACCTTATTGCTGAAGAATACGGAGAGCTTGTAGATGCAAAAGCATACGGCAACAAAGTTGCTCAACTTGATGCACTAGTAGATATCCTAGTTGTAACTATTGGCGCTATACGTGCAGGTAATATGGACGGCGAAGGCGCTTGGAAAGAAGTAATGGACACAAACTTTGCTAAGATTGATCCAGATACTGGTAAAGTTGAGAAGCGTGAAGACGGCAAAGTGCTAAAACCAGAAGGTTGGGTTGGCCCCGAGTTAGAACAGTTCATTAGATGAGCTTGTGGGTCTTTGGCGATAGTTACTGTATAGAAACTCAAGCACAAGATGAAACACATTGGAAGTATGAACACAACTGGATGGACCTAGTATCGCAAGGACTAGGTGATAATGATATTATTCCAATATCACAGTTTGGTGTTTCAAACGACTGGATCTTTAAGTTCTTTTTAGAACATACTTCAAAATTTAAACCCGGTGATAGTGTTATTGTACAACTAACTAGCGCCGGGCGTAAATGGTTCCTGCCAAACGAGCCACAGAAAAGTAATATATTTTATTCTCAGGGATGGACACAAAAAGTTTCAAATGCAATTGATCAATATCGCGAACACTTACACAACGATCAGTTAGACAACATTCAGTATACGTCATACGTATATGCAATTATGTTTATGACGCATTCTATAAAAGATGTTAATTTTTTAATCGTGCCAGGATTTGATTCAGTGCCAGGTGTTATTGGTAATTTAACATCTGACATTTGTAACTTTGAATTAGGCAACGGACAAAAAGATTTCTTTGAAAAGCACAACGGATTTGATCCTAGACTAAATCATATGTCAATAGAGAATCATATAGTCCTTGCAGACAAAATAGTAGACTATTTTAAAAACGGTACTGTGTTAGATCTTACTACAGGATTTAAAGGAGACATGTATTAATGTTACATGTATTTGGTTGTAGTTTTTCAGTAGCACATGATCATAAAAATGATCTAATAGGTGAGGGTGGAATGAATCCAACCTTTGTTCCTATAGAACATACTTGGACTGAACTTGTTAGCAAACATTTAATTGGTACTACTGAACACAACAATACCGCACTTTGCGGCGTTGGTAACGATTATATATTTGACACATTTACAAATACATTACCAAAGATACAAAAAGGTGACTATGTTATAGTACAACCTACTTCTTTTTTAAGAGAATGGTTGTTTGAAGATAGGCCTGAAATGGCTAATTTCTTATCAGCAAAATACGAAGTTGGCTTACATATTAATCAACCAGAGTCTGATGCATTAGAGTTATACAGAAATCATCTGTATTCTGAACATAAACAAAAGATAGTGTACAACGCTTTCATGCAAGCATTTTTTAGTTGGGCAATACCATTTGGTGAAATAAATGTTAGAATGTTAATTCTTCCAGGGTTTCATACCGTTGATGGCGTTGAAGGTGCTTTAATTGATCCAAGTCATAGAGAAATTGGTAACGACAAAGCTGTACAGAAACATATGGCAAGAACAGGTGGTGATAATAGATATAATCACTTTTCAGAAGTTAATCACAAAGTACTAGCAAACAAGGTTATCGACTTTTTTGATAACGCCGCTCAAGTAGATCTTACTACAGACTTTATTACCAATATAGTTTAAAATAATACTTGACAACTCTGTCTAAGTTTGCTATAATAACACTATAATTAATTCAAGCGCCTGTAGCTCAGCTGGATAGAGTGTCGGTCTACGAAACCGAAGGTCAAAGGTTCGAATCCTTTCAGGCGCACCAAAGAGGAAATAAAGATGGCTACACATGGCACTATTGATTTAGAAACTATTGACACATGTCCACAAGCAACTGTATTATCACTAGGTGCTGTTAAATTTAATCCATTAAATGACAGCGAGCCACACTCAGAACTATACCTTAAAATTAATATCGACGAACAAGATCAGCTAGGTCGTACAGCTAGTGACAGCACTATTGAGTGGTGGAGCAAGCAAGATCCAAAGATCATGGACGAAGCGTTCGACCAAACAGGTGCTGTTAGCGTAGATGAGGCTTTACGTCAAATTAGCAAATGGGTTGTTGGTGTTGATACATTATGGGGACAAGGATACGGTTTTGACTATACCATACTGGAAGACATGTTCCGCCGCTGCGGAAAGCCTATTCCGTGGAACTTCTGGATTATACGGGATTCTAGAACGCTTTTTGGCTGTTGTCAAGCAGATCCTCGCAAAGCATTTCAAACAGATTTACACAACGCATTAGCAGATGCATATTTTCAATCAAAAGCAATACAAGTTGCATATAAAGAGTTAGGACTTAAAAGATGAGCATGTCACCAGTACCAAGGAATAAAACTACACAAGAAAATCAATTAGTACAAGAGTACTTGAATAAAGGTGGTGAAATTACACAGTGTGAAAGCGGTGCCCGTACTGAAAACATTGAGTACAAAGGCGGCTTTTATGCAAAACGCAGAAAGAAAAAAGAAGCTGAAGAGAAAGATAAAACATAATTAGAAATGAAAAATAGTCCTATTAATACACTACAACAACTAATGTGCATTACAATGGAAGAGTGTGGTGAACTAACACAACGCTGTTCAAAGATGATGCGTAAGTTTAGTACAATCGACGAAGCAACAGAAGACCAACGTGTTAAACTGTTAGAAGAAGCAGGCGATGTGTTGTGTATGATTGAACTAATGGTAGAACACGGCCTCTTGACAAATGACGAATTACGTGTTAGAATAGATGTAAAGCGAGATAAACTTAAAAAATGGAGTACGTTAATTAAATGAAAGACTTATGGGTAGAAAAGTATCGTCCGAAAACAGTAGATGGCTACGTATTTCGTGATGACGCACAGCGCAACCAAGTAAACACTTGGATTAAGGAAAACACTATTCCGCATTTGCTGTTTAGTGGCAACGCTGGCATTGGTAAAACTACACTTGCTAAATTATTGTTTAACGAATTAGATCTTAATCCACTAGATATCTTAGAGATTAACGCAAGTCGAACAAACTCAGTAGATGATGTACGTGATAAGATTGTTAACTTTGTACAAATGATTCCGTTTGGTGACTTTAAAGTTGTATTGTTAGACGAGGCAGATTACTTGTCAACAAACGCACAAGCGGCATTGCGTGGCGTGATGGAAGAGTATCATACTACAGCAAGATTTATTTTAACATGTAACTATCCAAATAAAATTATTCCAGCACTACACAGTCGTTGTCAAGGCTTTCACATTGCTAAGATTGATCAGACTGAGTTTACAGCAAGAGTTGCAGAGATTCTTATTACAGAAGGTGTAACTCCAGACTTAGACACACTTGACACATATGTAAAAGGTACGTATCCGGACTTGCGTAAGTGTATCAACACAGTGCAGATGAACAGTGTAGACGGAGCACTTACAAAACCCAATGAAGGTGACACAGGCGAAACTGATTGGAAGTTGAGCATGGTGGAATTATTCAAAGCAGGTAAGATACAAGAAGCACGTAAACTATTGTGTGGCACAGTGCGTACAGAAGAAATGGAAGAAGTGTATCGTTGGTTGTATGACAACGTTGATTTGTTTCCAGATCCAGATCAAGCTGTGCTAGTTATTAAACAAGGGTTAGTAGATCACACCCTAGTAGTTGATCCTGAGATTAACTTAGCCGCGGTGCTAATCAAACTAGCGAGGTTATAA